TAAAGACTTAGAGATTACAGAAGCAGAGTATCAGGGAAAGAAGGTCAAACTGAATGACCCGATACGAGGTGGTAGTAAGAAGTTCTATGTCTATGTAAAGAACAAGAAAGGTAACATCATCAAAGTTTCTTTTGGTGATACAACAGGACTCTCTATCAAACGTGACGACCCTAAACGTAGAAAGTCATTTCGTGCTCGACACAATTGTGATACAGCGAAAGATAAGACGACAGCAAGATACTGGTCTTGTTATCAATGGCGTGCAAACGCACCAGTAAATAACTAAAATCTTAACTCGGATGAAAGGAGATATACTATGTGGAAATCACCAATCGTAAAAGAAATAGCAGTTGGCTTAGAAATCAATTGTTATGCTTGTGCTGAAATATAGTATCAACTAACACAACTTGTGGGGGTTCTCACGCCCCCACATTTTAATTTGTACTAAAGGAAAAAATTATGAACATAACTACAAAAGAAAGACTAATCATTGCTCTATATCTATTTGCAAGTTTCTTACTTATCGCTTGTCATGAAGCAAAGGCACATCATGAGAGTTGTATGGCATGTACTGATGCTACTATTGTTGCTGTTGTCGAAACAGACGAAGAAAATTCTAACAAAGAAGATATCGTAATATATCTAGACGAAATAATAGTCACACCCAAAAACTCTAAATAACCCTTTTTTTCTAGGGTACAATCATACACGAACAGTTTAGAACGCCGCCTAGCGGGCGGCTATGAGACTCAATTTCCTGAACTTTAAAGTGGGAAGTACTTCCCAACTACATATTTCTTCGTCTTACGTTTCAACGAAAGATAATGCAATAGAAATCTTCTTTCTCTTTCTTCTCGAATTAATTTTAGATATGTGTGTAGTACTTGCGAACTCATAACACCCTCCTAACATAGTACTGTTAAAAAAGTGCGTTGCTTCGTTACCTACTTCCGACCCGAATGGGTTCAACGATTATAATAATATTTATATCAGTAGAGCTCTACACATTGGTATGTAATACTATCTATTCCTCTTTTTGTATAAATCATACGTTGTGGCTCTTTATCAATCAATCTCTCAGCAATGCGACATGCTTCCATACTATCGTAAGGTATCTCTATTTTTACTTTATCATTAAATACAATGATAAGATAGACGAGCAATGAATTCATTAGAATGGCATGTTACGAGCAAGATAGATTATAAAACCTATTACTATGCATAGAAACGCTAAGAATAAAAAATCTATAATCATGATGTGCTTTCTAACCAGTTTAAATTAATAACCACTCTATAAGGTTCATCTGTTTGACTTACGCTTGAGTGTTTCTTTTCACCATCAAATATAACAATACGATTTTCAATACCTTCAACTTTTGTACCATCTTCAAACTGTGTATATCCATTTGTCGTATTCATATAATAAATTGCAGTTTTATGATTGTCTAGTCCTTGTGCAGTAGAAATGTCAAGGTGATATCCATGAAAGTCATGTTGTGGTGTTCTTGTAAGCAAGTTTGCTTTAATTCGAAGAAGTGATAGTAAGTTTGGTATTCTATTGACTAAAGGAAGAATATCTCTCCATGCTTCACTCATAGGCATATTCTTGTCATATAACATATGATAGAATTGAAAGTATCCATCATTCTTTTCATTGATACAATCAAGACAATGCCAATCCATGTAACTACCATAAAAGATATTTTGAAGTTTTTTAAACTCTTCTTTTGGTAGGTAATTGTCAATAATTTTTACTGACAACTGGTCATTCTGATGGTAATGCATCAGGCAAATCTTCTTTCAATCTCTTTAAGATATCTTGCTTTCACTTTATTCTTTCCTGTCTTTTCAATCGCATCTTCTAGTTTCGCTTTAGACCAACCTTTGATACGAGGTTTCTCATTACAAGTAAGATTTGGATTCGCTTTACGTTTTCCTGGGTGTATTCTTGCCATATTAAACTCCTGTTATAAAACCAACTACTATGACTGCTACAAGAATGGCTACTGCAGCTCTTAAAATTGTATCTAAATTTTTCATACTTTTCTCCTTGTTTATAAATTTACAACATAAAAAATAAAACCGACAACTAAGACAACAGGAAAAATATAATTTAACCATAAGTTTTTATTTTGCTTACTCGGTTGAAACCATTTACCTGTCGCCTTTAATCTTCGTTGTCTATTTTCATCTAATCCCATACTGAGATTATTTATTTTATTCATCTTTTATATCCATTAGTATATGAGTTGCATCTGGATTCTCTACTACTAAATCATATCCAAAATCACTTTGAGCGTTTTTGAGTTTAGCCTTTAACTCACGGTTCTCGTCAGATAATTCTTTTACTCTGATTTGAAGACCATGTACTTCTTTTTGTTTTTCTTCCATTTGTTTCTTTGCTATGTCTAATTCATTCATTATACCTCGCTGTGTAAATACTGGTTCTTATAAGTACTCATGTATGTCCCTTCAGAAACCTACCTAAGCTAGCTTGGAACCATTTCATAATATTATTATATCAAGTAATTGACTAATTGTCAAGCGTCAATTGGTCGGAGTGGCAAGATTCGAACTTGCGACATCTACGTCCCAAACGTAGCGGTCTACCAGGCTGACCTACACTCCGTAAGAAGCCCACCATACCGATATAAGAAATATAGTAGGCGATATAGGCAATACTATAAGCAAACCTAATATTGTTGTTAATATTCTTGTAATTTTTAACAGCAATTAAAATCCAAGTAACCAAGGATTATTCACAAACCACCCTATCACATATAAGACTAGAAATAGAATACTAAAAACAAATCCACGTATGTAATCTTTTATAGTAATCATTGTTTAGTTTTAAATTCATCTATGATTAAACTCTTAAACTTATGATACTGTTCAATCTGTTTGCCTTCAGCTGCATTATTATCAAAGTCAACTAAGTTGTCTTTAGGTTTAGAGCCTTCAGGTAAATAATGGTCTTGTGATAGTTGTATGATTGCATAATGTATAACTTTCATCAAGTCAGCTTTATTACGACCATTTTTCTTGCCATATCTTTGAGCATATTTTAAGATATTGCCCATACAGAAACCTGTACCATAACCTTGGTCAATAATAATTTCAGTTGCTTGATATTTTGAATTAGAATAATGAGAACTATAAGTCGCATTAATATAATCTATTATATCATTTACAATTTTATTTTCGTTAAACTTGTACTTGATTTTGTTCATTGTCATATTGTCTACCTTTTAGCATATTTTGTTTTATCATTAATTTTTGTGAGTTAGTTAATTTAGGGTTAGTAAATTTCTTAACTTTCATTTGTATTATTGCTGGGTCTAAACCAAGCATAGCACAATACTTTAGAAATACAATATGGTCTTCACCTTCTTCATTTAGAATCCAGTCGATTGCATCTTCTTTATGTTTTACATACCTAGGACGTTTGCCTGTATATAAAGTGTCTTCAATTGCTTGAGTTATTACAGCAGTAATAAGTCTCTCTTCATCATAAACCATATTATATATCCTTTACTATTTGTGAGAAGTATGCCCAATATTGGTCACCACTCTCTGTTACATATCCAATTGACCCTTTATAATTAAGTTCGGTATCATATTCTTGTATCTGTACACCAAGTTCGCCAGCAGGGTCGTCTGTCTTTGTTGCGATTGATATATCAGTTATGATACCTTCTCTAGTTTGTCTTAAATAATTTTGATTTATACTTACTTTATCGTCTATTTTAATTAACACCCATACCCTCCTGTTACATTACTGTCTTGTAAATTAGCATCAATACTAAAAGAGATTTGACCAGCAAGTGTAGGCCATTTAGATACAAAAGTCTTTGCAAATTTATCTCTTTGGTCTTGACTCATGTTGGCGATAACCTCTACAAGGTTATCAGCCAAAGCGTCATTCATAACATCTAACATTTCACTTTCAAAAATCATTTCACTCACGCCGCCTCCAACATTGCCATTGGCACTCTATAACTTCTGCCAAGCATATCTACAAGACATTTAGTTTGATTAATTTTAGTAATGACACCAGGTGTCTTCTTAGTCTTTTGAACAACAAATACATTTTGCCCAACAGATAGAGTTGCCTTACCAACAATCACTTTCATATCAGAAATGAATTCAGATAGTTCGTTAAGTTGAGCAAGGTTCATTTTTTGTATTTCAGATTTTACGTTTTTCATAATATAGTTCCTTATCAGTTAGTAGTTTAGTTTAAGTAAAGAGGACCAGTCCATGCGATATAGTAATTACCGTCAAGTACATTTCCTCTTGGTTGATTTAAAGCAGGTGCATTGTAACCAGAGGCTTTCAATATATCACCTTTTTTAAATTTGCCGTCATCTTCTTTAACAATAAAAGCAAACACGCTTCTATCT